GGCCCCCAGTGTCCCGCACGTTCAGTGTTGCGATCAGCAGGTCGCCTTCAACGGTCCCTGACGGCTTGGTGACGCTGTCGGACGTCCCGCTGGTGCCGACCGAACTCTGAATATCACCCGGCGTAACGGACATCAGTTGATCGCATTGGCGAGAGCGGTCAAGAACAACAGGGCGGAAGCGAGAGAACCCGCCCCCGCCCCGGATGGAAAGTCACACCTTACACCGGCGCGAGATATTGCGCACCGCCCCACCAGTCGAGCTTGATGTTCAACGCGGTGTCGCCCGCGCCGTCCTTCGCTCCGATGATCGGGGCCAGGAACACGTCGTCCGGGAACGTCGCCGCGTCGAGTTCCGTGGCCGTCAGACGCGCCGGGGTGATGTTGCCGCCCGGAAGGGCGTTGTCAACGTACCACTCCAGCTTCTTCGGATGGGCACGGTAGCGGAAGCCCATCTTGATCTGAGTGTCGGCCACGCACGTCGCCAGAGCGTCCAGCTTCGTCTTGGTCGCACCGTCCTGGTACGTCTGCCCATCAGCCTTGTAGGCACCGTCGAAATCGGCGCCTTCCGCAACCAGATGAACGAACCCGACGAAATTCCGGTCGGCGAGGATGTCGGCATCGGTGAAGAGGCCGTCGGTGGCCCCCATGTTCACCTGGCCGAGTCCCACGGCGATGTCCCACTTCGCAGCCGTGATGGCGCTCAGTGAGAACCGGGCCTCGAACACGAGATCGCCGGAAGCGGCGCTCAGCTTGAACGGAGCCCCGAGTCCGCGGCCCCACTGGAGGACCGCTTCATCGTTGTTGGCGTTGCCGTCGATGGCCAGTTGAACCAGCCCCTTCTCGGTCGCCGTGTCGGCGATCTGCTCAACGGAACAGCCCGCGCTTTCCAGAATCAGGTACGGACCTTCGAGGGTCGACGCCTGAAACGAGTGGAAGTTGTCGAAGAACCCGTAGGCCGGATTCCCCGACTGGCCGACGGCAAGGTTGCCATGCGGCCCGAACGCCTGCGGTGGCGCGAAGCCCCTCCACAATCTTCCCGAAGGAAACTGGGTGTATTGGGAGGAAAGGTCGTCAGAGTACACGTTCTGAACCATCGTACTGTGTCCTTTCAGGAAGGTTTCTGGGATTGTCCCAGCCAAGGGTGGGCGTAGTCCCTGTGAGAATGAAGGGGGCTTGGTTAACGCCCACACCCCCTGAACGGGCGATCCCGTGAAGGATTTCCTTACGTGGTTTCCGTGACGGTCTCCGTGCTGTAGCCGCGGAAGTTCGCGCGGCGGTTGAAGCACACCAGTTGGACCGAATCATCCATGTTCCGGACGCGCACGTTGCTCATCTCGGGATGCTGGTACGCCTTCTTCTTCCGCATGACGCGGCCGGCGGCGCGGTAGCATCGGAACGTCTTCCAGTTGACGCCCAGGAGGATCCCGTCTGTCCGGGCGTTCTCCGAAGCGGAGTTCGTCCAGGCGGGAACCCAGTTCATCGGCACACCCCGGATGTAGACCGAACCGCTGTGCGCGGCCAGATCGTCCCGGATGTTGTCGTTGCCGAGCTGGAGCAGGCGCCGGCCGATCGCCAGACGGCTGTGCGTCGTGAGCAGTTCCCAGTTCGGGCGCATCTGCGTCACGATGTCGGGCCGTTCAACGGGCGGCTCGAACTGGCAGAGGTCCATCGAGTTGATCGTCTTCTCGATGAAATCATCACGATTGACGACCGTGTAGGGGAATGTTCGGTTCCGCCACTGGTCGTAGGTCGTGCAGGAGACCCCGCCGACTCCACTGGAGCCCCATCCGACAGGCTCGAAGCCGTCGAACCCCTCTTCGGAGTTGTTCTCCGTCGTGGAATCGTCCGTCGATGTGATCCACCACAACAGCGAAACGGGCGGGAACGGACTCTGCGTCGGGCTGGACGGTCCCGGCCCGAACATCAGATCCTCCATCCCGGTGTAGAACGAGGTCATCAGATCCCGCTCAAGGTCCGCCAGGTAATCGTAAATCTGGCGTCCGCCGGTGCGGAAGATCTCCTCGTCCATGTCGTAGTGGTAGTTGTTGGTGGTCAACCCCCACTTCAACGAACCCTCGTCGAGGACGTTCACGCGGTTGGAAGTGTCCCGGTGGTAAAGCCCGACGACCTGGAAGTTGTCGTTGGTCCTCACCTTGAGCTTCCACTTGCACTGCGACGTGCTCATCGTGTCCTTCTGGAGATTTCCAGTGAAGAGACGCGATGCGTACTTGTACTCCTGCAGCGGGAGGGAAATGTCCTGCGCTGCAAGCCGATCCTCGCCAGTGAATTTCTGGTGGATCGAATTGACAAAGTCATCAATCTGTTCAATGCCCAAAGCCATCGGGCGACTCCTTTATTCAGACACCCGCCAGCTCTTTGTAGAGACGGTCGGCCTCATCCCGCGGGTCTTCAGGCGGATCGGTCGGACGGGTCGCCCCGCCCCCCTGCCGCTTTTCGGACTGCCGGGAGACTTTTCGGGTGTGGTTTTTGATGGTCCGCTTCTCGTACTCTTCTGGGAACGTCGCCCGCGCCACACGCTGAACCAGCGCGTTGAAATCGCTGACGTTCCTCCCCATGCGCTCCAGGACTTCCTGCTCGATCTGGACCCGTTCGAACAGTTCCTTCCTTCGCGCCATTTCGGCTTGGCTCTCTTCGCCAGTCTTCCCGAAGACCTGGGAAAACTCCAGAGCGTCGACACCCCGGTCGAATCTCTCTTCCGCCGCGACTGTCTCAGCGTCAACGAACCTCTTTTCGAAACGCTGTTCCAACTCGGCGAGACGCGCGTCGTAGTGGTCGCGCATCCGAGTGAATTCGCCCACGATCTCTTCGTCGTACACATCCTTGGTCAACTTGATCTCGTACTTGGAAGTGTCATCCTTGCCGTCCGTCTCGGTCTCCGATCCGGTCGGCTTCTCGGACTCGTCGCCCTTCTCACGTTCGGCGTCGATCTGCCGGTTCAGGATTCTCAGAGCCCGGTCCAATTCCTCGCGGCTGGCGAAGTCTTCAAGATCCTTCTTGTCGATGCCAACTGCGGCAGCCTCGGCACGGAGGTCGTCGGTGAGCCAATCGGAATCGGCTTCCTCTTCCGTACCGGTCTTCTCACTGCCCGAATCGGCAGTGGTGTCTTCATCTTCATTCACGGAGTGTTCGGCGGTGATTTGCGAATCGGTCTTCTCTTCGTCCTTTGCGGCCTCCTCTTCGGCCGCACGTTCGGCGTCGACCTCGGAGAAGATCTCGTCGACGGCAGACTCGATGTCTTCGTGCGTGGATTCTTCGGAGAGTTGTACGGTCATTTCAGTCCCCATACATTCCGTCTGCGTCGGCCAGGCCGCGAACTCTCAGCAGTTCCTTGCGACCGCGCCGACTTGTGATTTCCAGTTGTCCGTTCGGGCGGACCTTCACGCCCTGAATGTTGTGCTTCCTGATCGTCTCCCGCATTTCCCCGACCTGCGACTTCATCACGCCAATGCCGTCCGAGAGAAGCGGGTCATGCCCCTCGTAGGTGTGCGTGGGGCGAATAACGCCCGGGTTCAGCCAGTCGTCGGCGGCCGGAATCGCGGCGTCGAGTTCTTCCTTCGTGACCTGCTTCCCGTTGAGGATGTACTTCATGCCGGGCTCCTTCCCATCGCGTTCGCCATCTGACCGTTCACCTGCGACTTACCGCCCATCAGGGACTGAATCGTCGCGCTGCTCCGGGCCTCCTGCGTCCCACCGGTCGGGATGTTCCGCCGGATGTTCTCCCGGGAAGTCACCGGCGACTGCCGAACCGTGTTCTGGTCCCCGGTCCCGTTCATCATCGGGAACGTGATGAACCGCTTGAACTCGGGCCGGTTCTTCAGTCTCGCGATCTCTTCGACAATCGCCTGTGCGTCCAGAGACGCGCCGGCCGCCTGGAACATTGGCCACAGCGGAGCAAGCTGTTGCAGCGTCTGATAAAGCTCCTGCAGCTTCTGCTCGGGCGTCTTGAATACCATCGAGTACGGTTCCACCCGGAACTCGTAATCCTCGAACTCGCCGTCCCGGTGGTCAGGGCGCCAATCAGAAGTAACGTTGATCCCAGAATTCCCGACCGGCATCGACGTTCTAATCTCAAGAGTCTGGTCCTCCCACATCAGCCGCCCGAGGTCGAGAATGCAGTCGGAAGCGAAGTCCACCACCGACATTCGCAGGTCGGCCTCGCTGCGGGACTGCTGCCCGTGAATCAGTTCCTCCTGCCCCACCGTCGACGCCTGCGCCCCGAGTCCGCCCATGGCCTGCAGGTTGCCGGCGAACCGGTCGTACTCCTCCTGAATAAACGTCGCCAGCGCCATGTCACGCTGGTCGATGCCGCCCATTTCCACCTGCTGAATGGCATTCGGGTCGTTCATGCTGTGCCACGAATTCCTCTCGGCCGTTCTCAGCTTTTGCGCATCGGTCGCACTGTCGTGCCGGTAGGTATTAATTACCCGGTGGGCGTCGGAATCCTTCTCCATCCGCCGGTGAAGCCGGTTCTGAAGGTCGTGCATGTGCTTCAGGTTCACCGCGGGGCTCGCCGGGATCACGTTGTCGGGAACCGTTCCCAGCGACAGGAACTTGTACGGGCCGGCCTGTGAACCGGACCAGTCCCGTTCGACCAGCGGCGGAAGATCCTCGTCCTCGGCCGCCATCGTCGCGATCGAATTGTTCTCCGCGATCCAGACATCCATCAGCCAGACCATGTCCTTCAGGTCGTCGTCCTCCACCCAGCCGTATCCAGCCGCAATGTCCCGCGACGTTCCCTCCGACTCCTTCGCCTGGCGATTGGTCGGCTTCAGCTTGTCCTTCACCTTCTTCGAGTAACCGGGTTCGTCCATCACCTTCTCGTAATCCGACCTGTACCGGTGCCCGCAGTACCGCATCTTCGTCAGTTCGCGGGCCGACATGTCGAGAATCAGGTCGTCCAGCCCCACGCGGTTCAGCCACGGCTCCCCCGGGTCCAGCCAGACATCCTCTTCCGATTCCAGAATCCCGTGGAAGCGGGTGTCCGTGTCGCGCATCATCACCACGCCGCAGCCGAGGCAGAAGAAGGCGTCCAGTACGATCGACCGGAACGTCTTATCGAGGTTCATGTCCGAGATCAGCTTGTTCAGGTTGACCTCGAACCGCCGCGCGAAGGGGTAGTTCTCCATCCGCGGCGTCGACACCAGAACTTGCGGATTGTGAGCGGCCAGGGCGACGGTGTAGATCCGGGCCGTCTGGTTCATCAGGTTGACGAGAACCTTCGGAACGCCCGTCTTCTCGCTGTAGAGGGAGCCGCAGTAGTCTTCGATGAGCCGGTTCCGCACGCGGCGGAACGGCTGCATCGCCTCCCGGGACGTCTTGATAGCCTTCAAGACGCGGGCTCGCTTCTCTTTGTCGCCAAGGTCGATCAT